CGTTGAAGCAACGTTAGCATCCGATAATGATCGTGCCGTTGAAGACGGTGCTGGAACTGTATATAAGTTACGTGGTTTGGGAGACTGGATTGATTCCAGTGGACCAAGTGATGTGCCTGCTGCATTCCGCACCCCATCTGGAAGCATTAATGCTGCTGGAACTACCTTCACCGAAACGATTCTTAATAACCTAATAACATCTATATTCCGTGTTACGGGGTCTACTAATAACTTGTCGCTTATAGCTGACACCGCGCTTAGGCGTGTTATCAGCGATTTCGCTCGTTTAGATCCCATAGCTCAGTCTGCGGCAAATAACTCTATTCGTACTGTAAATTACGATGGAGGAAGTGCCACTATCAAGCTATCCGTAGAGGTGTATCAGTCAGATCATGGCAGCGTTGCCGTTGTTAATGCGAATCCTGACTGTATGCCAACAACGGCCAATACTGCTAATTCTCGCGGCTACCTCCTTAACCCAGAATACTATGGTATTTCTGAGTTAATACCAATGGGTAGCTCTCGCTTGCCTAATCAGGGTGGTGGGGAACGCGGTTATGTAGATTGTGCATTAACCCTTGCTGTGAATCACCCTGGTGCTCACGGTGAAATCGTAGACGCAACTTAAATATAGGAGAAAATTATTATGGCTATTGCACTTAATAAAAATGAAGACATCCAGACACTTGCTCTTGGATATAATTATTCAGCTCCCTTCGAGGCTGGTGACCTGTCTACTTCGACAGGAGCACAAGCTAATAACGTAACCCTTGGTGGTTCGGAATTAGCTGGCACAGTTGTGAGGGCGGCTTTGGTAGTAGACCAATTGGTTACTGCTGCTGTTGGTACAGGTAGTGCTGTTTCAGATGCCACTATTGCTCTCGGAGACGATGGCGATGCAGATGGTTTTGTGGATGAGATTGATTGCTTTACTGGCGACTCAACCGCAAACTACAGCTTCGCTAATAATGGTGTTCTGTTAAACGGGGCTACTTCTTCTCGACACGTAGTTAGTGCCGTGGATGTAACTTCAAACGGAACAGGAAACGGTTTCGGTAATGCTAGTAAGGGAAAATTTAGAATTTTCCTGGAGTATTATCCGACTGCTGGAAACTTGTTTAGCTCTTAATTAAGATGAAAGAGGGTAACCTCTAATTTTTAATTAAAAAGATTTAAGGGGGGTCAGGCCAAAACTGGCCTCCCTTTTTTTCTTATGGATACACCGAATATAAATTTCATACCAACGGCTCCCAAGTATTCAGATGCCGAGCTTGATGATGCTCTTATCACAGAAGTGTTTAATCAGCATGAAAAGAAGTTTCAGAAGGAAAAAGTCCGAGAGGAACAAACAGCAAGGGAGGCAAAGACTAATGTTGGTAAAACTCATCCAGTATTGGGTAAGTGTGTTGCTAACTTTCCTTACCCAGAGTATATGTTTCTTCTGAAGAAATACGGGCGTGAAACAGTTCATAGCCCAGAATTTTTAAAGGATTACAATAAACGATTTCCACATCTCAGCCCAAATAAAGCATAATGCAGGAAAGAACTAATAGTGATCTTTACCTTTTAATAAAATCTCTGGCTGGAGTTTTTGATTTCGCGTCTGGAGAACCCAGTAAAATTCAAGCCTTTGCCAATCGTAGATTTTATGAAGCTTACCAGGCTACCCCAATGTGGCCGAGGTATTTAGTTTCTGCTGAATTAAGAACGATTAAAAATCAAATAGTTCCATTTTCCGAAGATAGTTTTTATGTTTTTGGTGCTGGCACTGATGGAGCTAACGGTCTTTATATCAGAAACTCTACCCAGGCGAGTGTTGCTGCATATACAAAATATGACACTGATAATACTACAGCTCTTTATTCGTTAATTTATGTTAGCGGAACCAGTGGAGAAGCTGATGCACAATTTACAATTATTAGCGGCGCACCATCTAGTGGTGGCGCGGTTCAGTATACTAATGCTGATGATTGGACTGTTACAAATAATGCTATAATTACAACAGTGGAGAGTGGTTGGGTTGTTAATAATGGAACAACTCCTGCGCCAATTGTAAGAGATGTTTCTATCATTGGGGAGTTTTTAAGGGTGCATCGGAAAGAACCATTTTTAAATAATTCCTCATTAGAGTTTGATTTCTTTGTCCAATTCGATGGAGCACATGTTTTAAATGTAACGGGAGATGATGATAATGATGTTTATATAACATATAAAAAACAGTTATCAGCAAATCCAATTTCAGATATTGAAGGTTCTGAAAGTGAAGTTCCTGAAGAATTTTTTTATTACATAGCTCATGCAGCTTATGCGGATTTTTTACGTATGGATGGGCAGCATGACAAAGCAGTGCTTGAAGAACAAACAGCGCAGATTTATTTAGCTAATGAATTAGAAAAAACAGATCAAATTATGAATAATAACACCGTTAAAAAACGGTTTCACACATATATTTCAAACCAATCACGATAAATACCACGATAAATGAATAGCCATATAACCAACCTATATCCACAGCCCAACGGAACTGTCGCAGGAGAAAATCTGTCATGTGCTACCACTGGCACTGGTGCTCAGTTTGCTGCTTTCAATAGCGACACCGAATATGTGATAATCGACGTGCAGGACAATAATGTATACGTTACGTTTGACGATACTGCTCCAACCGCCACCAATGGTCATGTTCTGGTAAAGGATAATCCATTAATCACTCTTAGTGCTAATGCTGGTAAAGCCGCTAAATTCTTAGGAATTAGTGGAACCGCCATTGTTCACGTTTCACAGTTTGTCGATTAGTGAATGATCTGTTTCAGAAATCAATTTTGGGCGCGATAGGATCTACAATAGCTGTATCTACACACGCAACATATCAAATGCTGTCCCTGATAGCATCTGGATGCACCATTATCTTTATGGTGTTGTCGATAATTAAATTGTTCAGAGAACTGCGTGCAAAAAAGAAAGATGACAGGTGAATTAATTGCCATGTTAGGCGGGGGTATCACTGGATTTATTATGAAATTTTTATCCGCGCAGATGGATATTCAGTCCAGAGCATTAGAAAGGATGATTGCTGCACAAGGTGTTTCAGATGATTCTGCTGATCGTGCTGCGGCCAGAACTGGCGATGGCGGAGTTTGGGTTAGGCGAAGTATAGCCATCACTATTCTATTTGCCGTGGTGATTGCTCCGTTTGTTTTTGCTTTTTATAGTATCCCAGTAACAATCAAGAATGAAGGTTCGGGAGGAATATTTAGTTTTCTGGGATTCCACGCTGACAGGTGGAAAAGTTTGGAAGGATTCGTTTTACTACCAGAGATAAGGCAGGGGATGTTAGCTATTCTCGGTTTCTATTTCGGTAGCTCACAAGTAACAATAAGGAGATAATATTATGGCTAAGAAAAGTAAGGAAGAATATCGGAATGCCCGAAGAAAATCATATAAAGCGAATCGGAGGGATGTAAAAATTGATCATGGAAAGGCAGTATCTGCGGGTTTACGTAATTTAATTCCAGGTGGAACAATTGATAATGGGAAAGCAGTATCTGCAGGTTTGCGTAATTTAATTCCATTTCTTAGGTCCAATTCTAAAAAGAAATAGTATGCCAAAGGTAGGGAAAAAACATTATTCATACACCCCCAAAGGAATGGCCAAGGCTAAGAAAGCGGCTAAGAAAAAGGGTTTAAAGGTTAAATACGGGAAGCGCAAAAATTGTTAAATGGCTAGGTATAGCAAATACGGGATAGCTGATGATCCTTTGGTCGAAGAATTAGAAATTGGTTTTTCTGGATTCAATAACCGCTTGCGCCCTGATCAATTAACCAAGGGTATTTTGTCAAATAGCGAAAATGGCCGAATGGGTATTAACGGGGAATGGCAAGTTAGGAAAGGGATTGATTTAATTGCTGCTCCATTTGTTGTAGGAAATTTCACTGTTCCTTTTTATGTATATGCTAATTTCACTGTAACTACGGGAAACATAGCTAGGTCAAGTACCACCTTAACATTCACTGCATCTTCGCATGGACTGACAAATTCCACTTTAGTGAGCCTTGCAGGTCTTGGAACTGCGGGGGTAGATCCTAATGGAAATCACGTTGCAACGGTTACAGATGCAAATACTTTTACAATTACTATTACTGGTTTAACAGGAAAACCAACTGGAACAGCAACAATTGGAGCACCTAAAATAGATGAAGGTGCTAATGTTCAAATTTATGGCTCAACTGAATGGTCTGACCCTAGTGCATCTTCTGATTTTTATGTTATATGTGCAGGGAATTCAAAGACAATTGCCGTGAAACTTACTGATGGGACTACAACCGATATTGCATATCCATCTGGGCTAACAATCACTTCGTCAGTTGATATGATTCAGGCGTTTCATAAGGTTTTTATTTTCAGAGATGGCGCAGTGGCTCTGGAATGGAATGGAAGTTTTGGTGGAACCCCTGCGTTTACATTAGTTGGAAACGGAGACTATACACAACCAGCCAATTTAGATGCCACTGG